GGGCTCCTCGTACACGCGGCCCAGCACGCCGTCGGCAGCCTGGTCACCTCGCATCTAAGCCGCAAGATGGGCATCGTCGCACCGATACCGCTGGGCGACAACATCACCAGGCGCGAGAACGGCATACCGAAGTCGCTCGTATATCAGCGCCCATACCGGGTCGCAGCGCTCGCCTACCAGGGCGGCGCCTCGCAGGACGAAGCGATGACGCTCGGGCTGCGGCGGCTGAATTCAATTACCGGCGTAGATATTCAGATGGCGAAGGTGCGCCAGGCGCAAATCGTCCTGAAGGCGGGCGGTCGCAAGACTTTTCACCGCGTCCCGACGAGCGGCAAGCCGTGCGACCTGTGCGAGCTGGCCGCCGACCAGACGTACTACACCGAAGACCTGATGCCGATTCACGACTCGTGCGCCTGCGAGATTGAGCCCGGCGAGCCCGACGAAGACGCCCAGGAAGCCAACGAGGCGGTCGACGACAACGGTACCGACGAGGTACCCCGCGATAGCGATGGCGACGAGGACCGCAAAATTGCCATTCGCGAGCACGGCGAAATCGGCCCGATGCTGACCTGGGCACACCAGAACTTCCAGGGGCCACAGGATTTGCCGACACCCGAGCTTGCCTTCAAGGCAAACGGCGACCCACTCACCGGCAGGCATGGCCGCTCGCTGACGGTCGACGAGGCTAACGAGCGCAACAACGTCGAGAACGAAGGCAACCGGCGCAGGCAGGCTGACAAGCTCGACGCCGATGGCGTCACAGACGAGCGGCGACTCAACCCCCGCTATGCGGTGGGCGTCAATTCGGGCTCGCGCTACGCGCGCGACGACGCCGAAGAAGACGAGTAACCAAACTTCCTGCCACCACATGGCAGAAGACAAGTCCCGCACAGGGAGTCGACCAAATAGCGACACGCTAGGAGTTCCACATGTCCGCTCCCACCGGAGAAGCCACAACCGTCACACCGTCACCTCTCGATATGCCGGGCGCAGTCAAGACCACACCCCCGGCGCCCGTTACGCCCGAGCCTGCGCGCCAATTCGTCGAGACGAATCAGCCCGCACCACAGGCACCGGCACCGACACCTGCGACCAGCGAAGCACTCACCGACGACGACCGCAACGAACTGGAACGCCTGCGGGCGATTCACGCGGACGAAAAGAAGTGGGAGAAGCGGGCCAAGGAAAACTTCGAGGCAAGGCAAAAATTGGACACCATCGCTAGTCAGTTCGGCGCAGAAGGCTCGAAGGAATTCGACCCACAAGCCGAAGTTCAGAGGCTGCGCGACGAAATCCAGGCCGAGCGCACCCAAGGAGTTCGCGAGCGCATCGCCCGCGAAACCGGAGTGCCGCCCAGCCAAATACACGGGACAGACGAGGCATCAATGACGGCGTCCGCAACCGAGGCGCTCAATTGGGCAAAGGGACTCACCAAGCAGAACGGCGTGCCGCTCGCGGCCCCCGCCGCAACCGTGACAAGCACTGACGTCCCGCAAGGGCCGAAGCAGATTCAGTCACGCGACGACCTCAAAACAATGACCCCCGCGCAGATTAGGGCAGCCCACCAATCGGGCCAGCTCAACCATCTGCTCGGCAAAGCATAAGGAGGTAGCCAATCATGGCTATTACCAATTTCATTCCCGAATTATGGGCCGCAGAGATGCTCGAGCTGTGGGTAGCGCAGAACGTGTTCCCGTCGCTCGTTAACCGCGAGTACGAAGGTCTGGCGACCCGAGGAAACACCGTGAAAATCACGGGTGTTGTGATTCCCACGGTCCACGACTACGCGGCTGCGGGGCGGCTCACCTCGCCGGATGCCATCTCCGACACCGGCATCGACCTCGTCATCGACCAGGAGAAGTCGACCGACTTCTACGTCGACGACATCGACCGCGCGCAGGCCGCGGGCTCGCTGACCCCCTTCACCGACGCCGCGGCGTACGGCATGGTCGCCGACACCGACGAGTTCATCGCGAACATGCTGGTTTCCGGCGGGCAGCCCCTGACCACGAGCGTCACCGACGCCCCCGGCGCCGGTACGGACGGCAACCTGACTGCCGACGACGCCTTCAACCTGTTGAAGGACGCCCGCAAGCAGCTCAACAAGAACAACGTGCCCGGCGACAACCGCGTCGCTGCTGTCAACGCCGAGTTCGAGGGGCTGCTGCTGAGCGCAGCGTCCAAGCTGACGACCTTCTATCAGACCGGCGAGGAAGGCACGCCAGGGCTGCGCAAGGCCACCCTGGGGCAGCTCCTGGGCTTCCAGGTCGTGGTGACCAACCACCTCCCGGCGTTCAACGCCCCGCAGTTCGTCGCGTTCAACATGCGCTCGGCTGCGTTCGTCTCGCAGATTGACCAGGTCGAGGCGCTGCGCGCTACCGACAAGTTCGCCGACCGCGTGCGCGCTCTGCATGTGTACGGCGGCAAGGTCATTCGCCCCGAAGGCGTGGTCGTGTTCAACCCGAGCGGCTCCTAACCGCTCGTGTCACTCCCCCCGCTGGCACAGGCCGCCGACGTTGCTACCGCCCTTGGCGTTAGCGGCGTCGGCGTGCTGCCCAGCACCATGCAGATTCGCATGGAACCGACCCTGGCGAAGGTGTCTCGCCGCTGGCGCAAAGAAGCCCAGCGGCAATTCACCCCCGGTACCTACACGCATCGCCTGCAGATTCACGGCGGGGCCGTACGGCTAGCCGAGCAGCCCAACAAGGTCATCAGCGTGCGCGTCAGGGGCCTCAAACAGCTTGACCGTTACGACGCTTTCAACGAGGGCGGCGAGGACTGGGCGATATGGGAAGCAGGCGGCGACCCCGGCGGCTTCATTCAAACGCCCGGCGGTATAGATAATGTGGCCTCACCGCCGCCGGTGGAGAACCACCCCGCGCCCCGGTGGCACGTCGAGGGCTGCTGGCTCCGCTGGTCTGACTGGGACTTCTGGCGACTCAACGGCCTTACCGCCGAGGTCACCTACTCCTGGGCGACACCCGTGCCCGACGACGTCGTCGCCGCGGTAGCCGACATCACCGGGCGCGTGCTGAGCGTCGACCCGATGAGCGCCTTGCGGCAGTCAACGCTACTGATGTCTCGACACTTCCGGCAGCAGGTCGCCCCCTGGGTAGCTAACGGCGACACCGGGTTTACCGACGATGACATCGCCCAGGCGCGGTCGTACCGCTACCCGGCGCCGCCCATCATCATCGCTGCGCTGTCATCGGTGGACATCTCGCCCGCCGAGGCGTTTCTATCGGATAGTTCCTGGTGAGTTACACGCCGTGGCAGGCCCCGTTTCCGGCGCCGTTCACGATTCCCTGGTACGAGTACACCGGAAACGGCACAGTTAAAGACGAGCTGGGCAACTTCATCAAGACGTGGGCCGAGCCGGTCCTAAAGGACGTTCACGGCTGGGACATTCTGACGAGCGAGAAGCTGTCCGGCGACCATCTGACCGAGGAACGCTTCGAGGCATTCCTCGAGACCCAGGTCGACTTCTGGCCGGGCATCCTCGACCGCGTCGGCCTGCCGCTGCCCACTAACGGCAACACGATGCCCACCGACATGTTCAACGCCAATGGCTCCCTTGCCGAGGGCATCTTCGACGTGGTCGGCCACGATATCGAGAACGCGTCCTTTACGCAGTGGACGCCCGGCAACATCATCCTCCTGAAGCGGGCCGAGGGATGACCGGCAAGTACCTGCCGCCGGGATTCGAGTGGAATCATCGCGGCTGGGATGACCTGCTGGCCGACGTCGTCGAGAACGAGTGTGTTCCGAGGGCGCACAAGGTCGCTGACGCGTGCAACGACGCGTCGGCGGCAGACGGCGCCCACGCGGCCACCACGACCGACGAGGAGCGCCGCGGGTACAAGGTCAGCGTCGAGGGCTCAAAGCCCCTGCAGCGGCGCAAGTGGCGGGCGACGGTCATCACCGCGACGAACCCCGCGAAGGCCGACAACGCACGGCATAACCGTCTCGTTTCCGAATTTCACCGGGCCGAGGGCTGATGACCGGCCCAGGCATCGACCCGGCCACCGGCCAGGCAATCCCGATGACGGGCTACTTCAAGTCGGGCGCGTACGTCGTCACCAACTGGCTTCGCGGACAGGTCACGACCGACGTCATCGTCGCGACCGACGTCCCTTCCAATCCCCGACCGCCCCGGCTCATTGTCGTCAAGGGCGCGAACATCGGCGGCAGTGGCGAGGTCTTCATCTTGTCGAAGCGGCGCCAGACTATCGAGTGTTACGACCTGACCGAGGCGCTCAGTGTCCGCATGGCCGAAATGGTTGGCGGCTATCTCGTCTCGGGCAAGTACACCCGAGGTTCGGGTATCCGAGACGTGAACATTATTGGGGAGCCGTTTTACTTCCCCGACCCTGACGACCCGGCAGACACGCCACGCGCACAGCTTACGGCGGATATCACCCTGCGGGCTCGTTTCAAGCCGTACGGCTAACCCCTCTCGCGCCCAGCGCCTTTGGGCAATTCCACACTTTTCACATTCCCCATAGGAGGGCGTAATGACTAACCGCGCACAGAACATTTATTCAGCGGAACCCGTCGCGACCGGAGTTTGCTTCGTCTCGCCGATTGGCACCGCGGCGCCGACTGACGCCGTAACCGCGCTAACGACCATCAGCCCCGACTGGGTTGACCTCGGTTACACCGGGGCCGATGGCTTCACCGAGAAGAACGACCACAAGACCGACATGAAGCGCTCCCTGGGCGGCAAGATTGTCAAGGTGCTGTTCACCGAATTCAGTGCAACGCTTGAGTTTACACTGATGGAATCGCTGAATGCGGACGTGCTGAAGGCCATCTTCGGCGCAAGCAACGTCCAGGTCATCGCGGCCAACGAGTCGCACGGCAATCAGGTCAAGGTGCTCAAGAACAGCATCCGCCTGCCCGCGTCGGCATGGTGCATCGACACCTGGGACGACGAGCTGAATGCGAAGTATCGCAACTACGCCCCCAACGGACAGGTGCTCTCGGTCGCCGATATCAAGGTCGTACACACCGACATCATCGAGTACAAGATAACGGTCGAATGCCTCGAGTCGGTTATCGGCAACGACCAGATTTCCACCTTCACCGACGACGGTCAGACGACCGGCTCCTAACTGAATACCCGGCGCGGCCCGTGCGGA